ACCCCAAATGTAGTAATTGGTGCTATCTTTAGCAACAATATTAATCTCAAACAAACCACTGTCTGTAAGAGTTAAACTTGAGTTAGAGTTTCCGTCAGCGTAAACAGATACGTTATCTGCATTAGAGTCTAAGTGTACAATACCACCTAGGAAGAAATTACTATTTCCTGGTGTTACAATAATTAGATTCTCTGTTTCTTCTGCAGCGCCAGCGTAGATAAACTTGTAAGTTTGTCCAGCAACTGGTGCAGGTAGAGTGATAGTTCTATTAGCGCCGATTGCAGGAACCGCAAGTACTCTTCCACTGTGTGTTGCAGCATCAAGAGTTTTGTCTTCATCTCCTAATGCAACAGGTGCATCACCCATTGTAATGATTTCAGTAATCGCTCCAGTAGAGGAGTTTTTACTAACAGTTTTAACTGTGCTTTCGGATCTTACTGGACCCTGAAAAGTTGTATTAGCCATATTGGTCTCCTTCCGCCAACATAGTCCGAGACATTGTCTACTGCATGAGTCTATGCTGACTATTTAAAATTATGCAGTGTATTGAATATAAACTTTTAATATGGTGTTTGCAAATAAAAAGGGCGGCCTAAGCCGCCCTCTTAATCTCTTTGTTCTACGCTTACGCGCCTGGTGAAGCGAACATACCACGCCAGTCAGAGAAGCCGAAGCTGTATCTCTCTCTAGCTTTGTATCTCATATTACCAGTGTCAAAGTCGCCTTCCATAGCAGTTTTGATTCCTGCTCTGTTAAACATCTTCAGACCGTTAGGAATGTCAGTTTTAATGAAGAAAGCATCAGTGTCAGTTAGGAAGTTGTTTACCACGTATCCTTGTGGAAGCATTCCTTTTGACGCTAGTGCGTTTAGATCATTATCTGCAGTTCCAACTCTTGCTGGAGATCTTAAGATTCTTTCAGCTGTAAATTGTAGCTCAGAAGGAATAATCATTTTTACTCCTCTTGCTGCAATTTTTAAGCCTCTTTCATCTTTGAACGCGTTGATGTCAATCATCGCTTGCTCTAGTGAAGTTTCACTTAGATCAGCGGCTGTTGCCAATTCGTTTCTTTGAGTTCCACCTGAGACGGTAGGGTGATCGTCAGCAAATAATTCTTTGCCATCTCCGCCTGGGAATGAACTGTTGAAACCATTGTTCAACACGTTAGCTGCTTTGATCTGCTTTGTTTGAGCCATAGATCTTGCTAGTGCTTTTGTATAACGCTTAGCGATACTATCATACAAGTTGTCCTCTACTGCTTCCTCAGTAATTGCGAAAGCAAGGGCAACTGTCTCGTGTGTATAACGAGATGTGAAAGTTTCGTTTGCGTTATCGAAAGTAACTGCAGAACCTTCAGCTTTTACAGCAGCGTTTGCGAAACCAGATAGCATGACTTCTTCTTCGAATGCTCTATCAGAGTTTTCGATTTCAAAGATCTCGGTATGCTGGTTCTCGTAGTTTGCGTACTCAAGTCCAAATAATGCATTCAGACCTGGCTCTAGCTCTTTTGCTAGTTGTTGTCTTGATATAGCCATGATTTATGTCCTCCTGCTATTATAGTTGTGTTTTATGAGCATGTTCGTTGAACGCCACAATGTAGTTCGCATGAATCGCTAGCTCGTTGTTTTCTGGATCACCAGTAAAGCCTAGTGCTTTTAATTGACCATCTGTAGCAGCTAGATCAGACACATCCAACTCTAAACCAGATATACCAGTTGTAGTTGAACCTGAATGAGTAGCGACAGTGTCAGCAACTTTACCGACGTCAGCTTGTGCAGCAGCTGTTTCCGAGTCACCTTGTATCAAGAATCTTTGATACGGGTTGTCGAATACAAATGCTTTAATTGCTCCCTGCGTAATATTCGTTTGAGAATAAAAGTTAGAGAATTTTGGTTTTCCTGTTGAAGGGTCACTCTCGATGAAGCATCCATTGAATACTCCAATACCATCTTCGTTTGATACAGCAGCTTGCACGTCTACGAAACCTGCATTACTTGTATCAATCTCGACAATATCACCTTGGAAAATCGAATTAGACTGGTTGTCTTTGATTTGATATTCCGTAGTTTGAAAGTCACTTGAACTGCCAACAGTATTACCGATAGGTCTTAGACCAAAAGGGGCATCTATATTTGCCATATTTTGTTTCCTCCTTAAAGGTTGTTGTTAGCGGTGGTAGGAATTACTAAAAAATTAGTTTTTCTTTGAGCCACCAAAAGTTACACGAGTCTGTCGATCTTGATTGATCGGCATACTTGGGTGCTGTTCCTTCAAGACATCGTTTTCTAAAGCATCATTACGATCTTGCGTTACTTGTTTATAGTAAGCCTCACGTTGCTTTGCGAGCTCTTCGGGTATCCTTGCCAGCACAAGGCCACCAACTCCGATTACTCCTGCGTATCGACCTTCGTCAACAGTTGGATATAGTGTATCTGGATATTCGTCAGCTCTTACTAATTCCCATCCAGATCTAAACTTACCGGACATGTTTCTTGTATCGTCAAATCCCATGCTTTCGGCGCGTATCCATCTGTGTCTGTAACCGTCTGGCGCAGGCGGTGCATCTAGTGATGATGGAGGAGTCCATACTTTAGGTTTTTCTTCTTTAACCCTCGTTTGACTCGCGCGGGAAGTTTTTAGTTTTTTATCTTTTTCCATATGCTTATACCTCCTTCGCGGCTAATTGTTTCGCATACTCTTCGAGTGGCACACCTAATCTTCTAGAAATTGCTATCTGTGACGGTGTGAGTTTCACAGTTTTTCTGCGTCCTTTTGCGGCCGGACGTTTAGCACTTGCAACAGTCTGAACTGGTTCAGCTGTGGTTGACTCATTATTACCAAATTTATGTGGGAATTCAAGTCTAATTCGTTTATCCACCTCAGAATAATAATTATCTGACTGTGGGTCATATCCTTCCTCCTCTACAAGCTGTCTGTGTATGTCAAATGCTGTGTAAGTCATTGCATTATCTGTACCAAACCAAGGGTTTTTAGCAGACCAGTCTTGAGCTTTTGGGTCAATTTGCTGTGCTGCTTTATATAAATCCTGTGTTGTAGGGACTGGTTGTTGAGTTTCTTGAGGTAAAACTTGACTAGTATCAGTCTTGGCTCTCTCTAATTGTTTCTCTTGATAAGCTTTTACTTGTCCTAATCTTGTCTCTTCCATGGCCATTTGTGCTATGGCTTTTTGTGCCTCTACCTGACGATCAATGTCTTGAGCCTCGGTAGCAGCTTTCAACTCTGCCTTTGCAGCTGCCATTCCTGCTGTAACTTTTTGCTCTAATTCTTTTGCATAGTTATTACCAAGCTTGTCGTATTGACCCTGAACTTTATCAGCTTGTGATTTTATTTGTTGTGCATAAGCAATCGCTTCTTCTTTTTGCCTTTCGGCTTCACGCATTTTACGTGTTAGTTTCGCGATTCTTTTTTGAACACCCTCAGAATATTCTCCAAGCTCACCTTTTGGTTTGCTATCTTGAACAGCAGGCTGCTCGTTAGATTCCTGAGATGTGTCAGCGGGCTGATTATTGTCTTCAACTTTTTCGACATGTATTTCCTCCTCTAGTGATTGCTCTGGTGCGGGCGCTTCAAGATCTATTTCTTGCTCCACCTCATTTTCATCACCAACGTCAATTAATCTTTCTTCTTCTTGCATAGTTAATTCCTCCTATGAATTACATTGCGTGCAAGATATCTTCGGGATTATCAATAGTCCCTAGTACCTCGTCATCGTTTAACATTCTTATCTCACCACCATCAATCTCCATGCGTGATCCAGCGTACCTTGCAAAAATCACCCATTGCTTTTCTTTACACCAAGGGCCTGTTGGGTATTTTTCTTCGTCCTTGTAACAAAGGTCACCCATCTTCAATACGTATCCAACTTGTGTTGCGACACGTGCCCTGTCTAGTGTTTCTTGTGCAATAATTATTCCGCCTTTTGTTTCTTCTTTAACTTTAAAAGGCATAACTAATAAACGCCAACCTGTTGGGTTTGGCAGTTTTTCTAAATCTGTTTTTGATTGTTCTTTTTTTTGTTCGTGCTCTTGTATTTTTTTAACGTCTTCTTCGGCGTTATATTTATTTTCTAATGCGTGTGACTTTGTCATCATCGTTTTTTGGCTCCTTCGGTTCTAGCAGGTTAGAGAGTTCCTGATTAATTTGGTCAATAGCGTGGACCTTACCTATTATATATTTGTATTCTTCCATATTGTCAATGCCGCCGTTTGCTACGGTCTGCACTAGTGTCTCCATCTGTTCTTGAAGACTCCTTCTTAGTTTGTATATGACGTTTATTGGGTCTATAGCTTCTGACATGTTTTTTCTCCTTGTCCCCCAAGTTTTCCCAGAACTCGTCCAACGCGTTCTCAGGCTTGTTATCCTCCCCCATTGTATCCCCCCAATGCGTAAGTTACTCACTATTTTTTCTTGAAAATATCTACGCCCTTCAAACCGTATATGGATGCCACGACCCCGACAAAAAGCGTCTGGTACCAAAAAGGTAGATTGTTAAACTGCTCAAAGAACATGTGCAATTTCTGCTGTATTTCAGGATCCTCACTGAAGACACTCCATATCAATAAAATCACTGGGGCACTTACGAGCAAAAGCACGAACTCGTCTTTCCATCCCTTGTCGTTTGATTGCCTTACAGCTGCTTGATACTCAATTTCGCCACTTGCCATTTTTTGTGCATGCAACATAGCTGCATCTGACTCGAGCATTTTGCGCTGCTGTCTATTTTTCATTATGTGTGTGCCAGCGCCGATTGCTAGTTTGACTACGTCAAGTATCAT